AAAAATGAAAAAATGGATTAGTTTATCTGTGTTAGGTGTGTTTGTTTCATTTGTCGGGCTAATTGTTGTTGCCTTTGCACAGTTGACACAAGCCTTACAATCTGATATATTTAATATAGAAACAGATGATGAGGAGTTATTTTAATGCAAACATTTTTGCCACAAGCAGACTTGCATACTTCTGCATATTTTTTAGATAGTAAAAGATTAAATAAGCAAATATTAGAAGGTTATCAAATTCTTAATGTTTTGTCTGGCAAGTCTAAGACTGGTGGTTGGCGAAATCATCCAGCAGTTTTGATGTGGCGGGGATTTGAACGTGGTCTGTGGGAATACATACAGGCTATGATTCAAGAAGCAAAGATGCGTGGCATTAGAACAGAGAACAATGAAGCAAATCTTAATGATTTAAAAGATCAATGCTGGGAAAACTGGGGCAACAATGTTCCATCTTTTTGGAAAGATGAAACTAAATTGATGCGTGTAATAACAACACATCGGGCTAACTTATTTCATAAAGATCCCATATACTATGTAGAATATCAATCTGCAGTATCAAGTCCTTACAATATTCCTTGCTGTCCAGACAAAAAAGAGCCATGCAAATATTATTGGCCTACACATGAGGAGAAAAATGCAGTGGTATAGTTGGGTAATAGGAATTTTAGTTATATTTAATATTTTTATACTGTATAAGGCTGTTAAAATTCAAATGGCATTAACTCAAAGTTTATTAGATAATCAAATTGCTCTATCTATGATGGTTACAATGAAAGAAGAGTTAGAGAATTCGTCTAAGTTTAAAGATGATTCAAATGAAGATTTTATAAAGTTTTTATCTGATTCAAGAGATTGGGCATTTGATTATATTGAAAATACAATGGCAAAAATAAACGAGGTCATTGAATACTGTAGAAAAGAAACAAATCGTGGCGACCTTGGAGATTATCGAACTGGTCCAATTTTGATGAATATCGTTAAACAATTGCGACCTCTTGTTGAACAAAACAAAGATAAGCAATAGTGTATAATAAAAATAGGGTGGTGATTAAATGAATAACGCACAATTAAAGGCTATGGTAGCCTCTTATGGACGTTCAGTTCTTGCTGGTATTGTTGCACTATATACTGCAGGAATTACAGATCCTAAAGACATGTGGGCTGCTCTTGTGGCTGCTCTTGTACCAGTTGTTCTTCGTGCAGCAAATCCAAAAGATCCAGCATTTGGAAAGTTTGATGCAATTGCAAAGGATGTAGATGATGCAATGAAGAATATCAAACCTGCTAAAAAGAAGGCTGCAAAGAAGCCTGCAAAGAAAGTTGTAAAGTAAAAATTAATAGCAGGGCAGACTAACTATCTGCCCCGTTATTTTTATTTGGAGTGCTATGAATTTTGTTTATATATGTAAAGATGGCGATAACGAAGAGTTACGATACTCTATTAGATCTATAGTTAAAAATTGTGATGTAGAAAATATTTGGGTAGTTGGTGGAAAACCTTCTTGGTATATTGGAAACTATATTGAAGTAAAACAAAACTTATCTAAGTATAAAAATGCACATAATAATTTTAAACATATATGCGATAGTTCTGAAATACCAGAAGATTTTATATTTATGAATGACGACTTTTTTATTACAAAACAAACTGAAAATATAACAAATTATTTTGATAGAACATTATTAAATAAAATAGAAAGATATGAAAATATTCTTGGTAGAAATTCTTATATAAATAGAATGAAAACAACACAACAAAAACTTTTATCTATGCAGATTGATACACCGTTAAATTATGAGATACACGTTCCAATGCTAATTAATAAAAATAATTTTAAAAAAATTGTTGGCATAAACCATAACCTTTTATATAGGTCTATGTATGGAAATGTATATGGTATTAAAGGAGATGAAATGGAAGATGTAAAAGTTTATGACTCAGTAAATATGCAGTCTTTGTCCTATGACTATACATCCAATAAATACAACTTTTTATCAACTGAGTATGGATCATTTATAAAATTAAAAAATGATGGGTTTTTTGATACGCTAAATTTAAAAACTAAATATGAGAAGAGTTAAAGAGTTCGTAATACTTATTCTTTAATTTTTCTGGAGCAAAATTATTTGTTCCAATTTCTAGCGCTATTCTTTTTTGTTCTGCTTTATCTTTTAACATAACATATTCATCTATCATTTCAGCCAGTTGTCTTGGATTAGCCCCATACACATCTATTAAGGTCTTTGCTTTAAATTGATCAACTACAGAAGCATCTACTAGCCAATCAGATGGTAGAACTTTATTGTTTGGAGATATGTTTGTCATAAAAACTGGTAGACCGCTTAACAAAGCCTCGTTCATTGGTAAGCAAAGGCCTGCATATCTTCTTGGCAAAACCATGAAATCAAATCCAGAGTACATATCTTCTCTATTTTTTTGATCATTATAATCTATAGTTAGCCTACTATCATTACTACTTATCTCTAATCTAGTTTGTGTTCTTATAACAAGTTCATAGTTTGCTTTTGAATACCTTAGCATTTCTACTACTGTATCTGTTCCATTACGATCCATGGCAGCACGTTTACCACCAATATGAAGAATTCTATTATGTGTTTTAGATATATTTTCTTTTAATGCATTACTAAATATACCTGGAGTAGTTGGTGGCGGTATGTGAACAACCTTTGCTTTTCTACCAAATTTATCTATAACAGACTGTAGTTCCCAAGAACTTGGAGATATAAGAACATCTGGCAACGGCATTTTCTTTTTTACAAGATTGCCAAACAATTCATAGTTATATTGTAAAAATGTTTTTACATTTTTTACTTTGGCTATTTCAATAAACTCTTCATTGTTATAAAATGTTTCACAACTTAAAACTACATCTAGGTTATTTAAAAACTTTTCTATTTCTTTCCCAGTTGGATAGCCAAGTACGTTTGTTACATTATACCCATCATACCATTCTGGATGCTGTACGTTATTGTTGTGTGGGGAAAAATCAATAAGCATAACCTTGTCTGGTTTAAGCATATCTGTTAATTCTTTAGTTTGATAACCTAATCCAGTATTATCAGATCGTGCTATTATTCCTATTCTCATTCGGTATATCCCCATATCTTGTCGTCATCAGTAAACTTTCTTGTACCTTTTCTTCCATCCAAATGAAGAGATCTTTTAATATTTCCTTCTGGATGATATATCCATAATTTATGCTTGTTCCAACCATCCAAGTTAAATGCATCATATGGTGTAATATCATCTTGTATTCTTCCATGTAGTGTGTCTTCAATAAAAACATTATCTGATAAAATTGGTAAAACTTCTTCTCTATAATATTTAACTAATGATAGGTGTGGCCTTTGACTCCACTGACTTGTTTTCATAAAACCATCTTCAATACCAAACATTAAATGTTTATGTGGATTTGGTATCTGTGCTTCAAAGTGAAATCTAATTGTTTTTGCTTTTTCATATTCAATCATGTCAAGACATTTTTGCCAATCAATCTCAGAGTCAGTACAAAGTGGTGCATCTCCCTCAACATAAAGAAGCAATGATGTATTTATTAAGTCAATTGTTTTTTTCATCATTGTGCTTTGATGGCTGTGCTGATCAAAAATTACTGGCAATACATTGTTCCATTCATGCAGACACTTCCAAAGAACTCTGTTTTTAAACTCATCATAATCATTTTTTCGATTTAATCTCTCTTCTCTTAAACCATCTATTTGTAAAATTATTTCATTGTCTTTAAAATGATGCCTAACAGACCTAATTGTTTCATCAAGAATGCTTGTATCTGGGTGGTCTGGTAAAACTGAAGTAACAACTACAATAGTAACATCTCTACTGTGCATAAATATCTCTCATTATCTTAATTGCAAAATCTCTTTTAAACTTAAGCCACCAGCAAACTATCTGGTGCATATTATTTGGATAGTTATCTTTTATTTGATCTACTATATCTTGTAATTTTTTCCAACTATCTATTTTTGGAACTGGAAAGTTATTATTAAACACAAGATCATAAAACTTGTCTCTATCACCTTTAGAATTAACTGTATCCGCAATTGGAACACACATCATCTCTATTGCCTCAAAAAATCTAAAAGAATCTATGCTGACAACTCCAGCAGGGGCTGGAGCAATCCTTGCACTAAATAGATCATTGTAGTATTCAGATGGACTAGAACCCTTTGCAAAGCCATCTGTTGGTTTATATATGGAGTTCTGGATGGTTGGCATCACAGAAGCAAGTTGCTGCCTTCTTTGATGTGTTACCTGTCCAGCAAAACAAACATCTTTTGTTTTTTCAGTATACTCTGGTAAATTATCTTTAAGATGTTTTGGAACGCCTATTGGAAGTTTATTATATCTTTCATGTTTTAGTGTAGGATATTGAATCCAGATAGAAATATTATCATGTTTTATTTTGTTAACATCAAAAAGATTGCATTCATCTCCAGTAATAAACAAAACTACTCTCCCTAATTTGTTTATTTCGTTGTTAACATCTTCTTCATGTCCAACATTTTGAGGACCAGGAATTACAACAAATGCTCTTTCAGATTCTGGAATTGATTGAACTTTAATCTGTTCAATTTTTAGTTTATCAAATGTTTCTTTTAACAATCCATAGTCCCACTTATCAGCAGCGCAGTCTTGTTCGTTAAAAGAATATAAGTATGTTTTAATCATTTTGTAGCCTTAACAAACATCCATTCGTGATGCATATGGTTGGTAAAAACCAAACTATGAAATCCTATATTATTTAATATTTTCTCAATTTCAAAC